GTTTCTCCAAAGTACTTTTGTAAAAGACCTAGAATCTTTTCAATAAACTTTGGATCATCTTTAATATACTTACAAATGTTTACAAAATTTTTCCAATCATCAACGTCGAAACTATCGTAATCAAGTTCATTTACATGTCGCTTGAAGTTTTCGAGATAGTTTTTCATTCCAAGAATATCATCAGTTGTGGTCTTCTTCTTTTTCATCCATGCTTCCTTTGCATCTTCAATATTGCCTACCTTGGCAACAAATTTATCAAATGATAAAGACTTAGATTCCAATACAGTAATCATTTCATTGAGAAACTTTTTGTTATCATCATGCCAGTAATCAAACTGCATTCCTTCTACTTCAGTGTATGTCTTTGCAAAATCCACTGCTCGAAAAAATAGATTAGAATCTTGTTCTCGCACATATTCACTAAACTTCATATGAAATTCAGCGACTGCGTTCAAAAATAAAAAATCTTCCTTCGAAATCTTCATTAACATTTTCTCCATGAATTAAAATTTAAAAGTGCCGAAGCACCACGAAAAGTGTGAGCGTCTATGATATCACGAACATTTATCCCACACAAGACCATATCATTTATATCTTTTTCTTTTATAAAAGATGGAAAAATACAAACTTTTTCGTTTCTCTGGATAAGTTCTGACATAATATCCACAATTTGTTTGTTTCTTGGTTCGTTGTCCAGTACAAACACTAGATCTTGATTTTGAAACTTTTCTCTAATTTCTAGAAAATTTCCTGAACCAAGGCAAGCGATTCCATTGGATATGAACAGACTGTCAATCGGACCCTCCACAACAAAGATACGCTTGCTTTTATCCACACGATCTTGACCATAAATTAGTTTAATATTTTCAGTCTTTTTAAGTGTGATGTATTTTGGTTTAGCATTCTTGATGGTTCTACCCTGAACACCAATACACTGGTTGTGCTCATCGAAAATTGGAATAATAATTCTAGAATCATCCATAAGTTCATAATCTGGATTAAATTCTTTTGCAAATCTTGCAAATGATTCAACGTATCCAATTTTAGAATTTAGGTATGGAATCTTTCTTTTTTCGATAAACTGTCTTGCTTCGTGATTCTCTGGTAGATCTTTAATCAAGTAATAATCAGGAACCGAAGAAGTAATAGAAACTACTGGTGGAGTAAACTCAAGTTCTTTACGGGTATCATCTTTAAACTTTTCAAGACAATACTGTTGAAAAAGACTTGGAGATACAATCTCCAAAAATTTATAAACATTAAATGATATGCCACAATTGTGACACTTGAAAAAGAAAGAATCATCTGAACTAAAGAAATAACCTCTTGCTTTTGTTTTACTTACTGTAGAATCACCACAGATTGGACATCTACAGTTTGCAAGTGTATTCTTTTTCCACTTGAATTTCTCAAGAGAATTAGAAACTAGATTAATATATTTCTTATCAAGATAAAGTGACATTAGAACTTCCAATCATCCATTTTTGTTTTCTTTTGAGTTGGAGCAGTTGGAATTACTGTATTTGATTGTGACTGAATATCTGTAAGTTTCATCTTTGCACGATTGATACTTAACAAGAATTTACGATTCACAGCAGTATCATTGTAACGATTTTTCAATTGCTTGACCATGATTTGATTTTGCTCTGCAAGTTCTTCTGTAGAGATAAGAGCAAACATAAAGTCAGCAGTTGCAGGAAGACCGAACGATTCTGAAGTATCTTCAAGACCTACATCTGAATTGGAATAACCAGAGCGAGTAGTCTGAGTGGCACTAAACAAAGGCACACCATACTCTACAGCAAGACCTCTCAACTCTTCTGCAATGGATTTAATGTAAGTATAAGAATTTATATTGTTTCCATTTTTTAGACGAGCAGATGCACAGATGTTCAAGTAATCAATAAAGATTACGTCTGGTTTAAACTTCCTCTTCAACCAAAGTTCATCCAACAAGAATCTAAAATGATTTACGTTAGCAGTTGCAGTTGGATATTCTTTGATGATAAGTTTACCTGTGACTCCAGATGAAAGATTTTCCATTCTCTTTTCATATACAGTCTTTGGAAGTTCTTTCAGATTGTCAAGAGTAATATCAAGAAGATTTGCGTCAATTCTTTCTGCAATTCTTTCTTCTGCCATTTCACATGTAATGTAAAGAACATTGGCGTTCTGCTTCAGACAATTTGCAGCATGGTGACATAAGAAAAGAGACTTTCCTACGCCAGTTCCTGCCATTACAATATTGAGAGTCTTTGATGGAGTTCCACCGTTTGTGATTTGATTAAAATAATCCAAATCGAACGGAACCTTCTTTTCTACTGTATGGTAGAAATCATATCTCTTTTCATAGTCTTCAATGTAATCGTGACCAATATGAACATCAAATGATACTGCTAATGCTTTCGATAAAATATCAGGAATAGATCCGTGTGCTTGTTGAGATTTTCCATCAATAATTTGAATGGATTCCATGATCGCATTGTAGACTGCTTTCTCTTTGCAGAATGTTTCTGTTTCATTGAACAACCACTCAATGTCGCATGACTCTTGATTATGTGATATTTCTTCAACGATTTGTGAGACACGCTTCAGTTCCTCTTGAGTGATTGATTTGTTCTTATCAAGAATAATATACAACGCTTCCTTGGTTGGAAGGTTATTATATTTCTGAATAAACTCATGAATAGTTTCAAAAACAAATCGTATTGCACGATCATGAAAATACTCCCTCTTGAGGAAGGGAGTAACTTTTCGTGAATATGTTTCGTTTCTCAGAAGATTGTGAAGTATCAGTTTTTCAATATCAGTCATGATTCCTCGACTTCAGTTTTGGTTTCTCCACCATAACTGAACTCATTATACACCGCCTCATTGATTTGATCAAGAACATCCTTCGTAAAATACTTTTCAGGATTTTCATAGATGATCTTTTCAAATACCTTTGATCCATCAGGAAGTTCAATACGTGTAGAATTCTTCTTGAAAATTCCAGCACTAATTGCAATATCTACAAGACCATAATAAGGATCTAGTCCGCTGTCATAATTTAGACGAACATCAATCTGCTTATTCTCTTTTGTAAACCTACCCTTGTAGAGTTTACAGTGAATAATATTTCCAACTACTTGTCCATCAGCATTCTTATCTTTCTTCTTGGATAGATACACGATTGTTGATGCAGCATACTTTAGACCAGTACCACCACCCATCTCTGACATTGGAACATATGCACCAACAACTTGATATGTGTGGTTTGTCATAATCATTGGAATCTTTGCAATTCCAAGTTTAACTGTAAGAACTCTGAATGTTGACTTGATAATTTGTGCGCGAGTCATGTCTCGCGTTTCCTTACCTTCAGCAGTATCATTCATTTCCTTGGAAGTTGATAACATACCAAGAGAATCAAGAACTACCATTGTAGGTTTCTGATCTTCCTTTGGTAATGCAAGATACTTATCAACAATCGTAATTGCCTGATGCCTAAACTCTTCAATTGTTGATACTGGAAATACTCCGACTCGCTTAGGATCGATTCCACGATTCTTAAACATCTCAGATGTTACTGCTTGTTCAGAATCAAAATATAGAACTACTGCCTCTGGATTATCTCGTAGAAACTTAGAAACAATTCCTAAAGTAAAATAAGTCTTACCTGTTGAAGATTCTCCTGCTAGTGCAAGGATCTTATTGTTTGGAAGTCCACCGTAAATATCAGCAGAAAGAAGTCCATTCAACATGTAGCATCCAGTATCTACAAATCCACCTACGTCTGATCCATCCAATCCATCAGATACAAGCGAAGCGTATTTGTTTCCAGATGATTTAACCATTGACGATAAAAAGTCACTCATAATATTCCTTTCAACCAAATAATGATTCTAGTGTATGCTTTTTCTCCGCACTCCATCCTATAGTATCTAGAATGGTAGTCAACGGATCAATAAAAGATTTTTCAAATTGTGTTTTATAATCAATAAAATTATCAAGACCAAATTCTTTCGGAAGAACATTCGGGAATGCTATAACTTGAGTATCACCACGAATATCAAGAAATGGATTTGGTTTCTTAAGATGGAGATATTTGATCTTATCTCCTTCAATAATTTTCTTATATTTCTTTGTCAGTTTAAACTTTTCCAAGTAATGATTATAGATCAATGATCCCTTCACATGCATTGGTGTTGATTTTCTATAGATCTGTGTTTTATCAAAGTAATCTTCCATTCCATTAACACTTCTTGGAAATGCAATATCCTCTGGAGTTAGTTGATTAAATTGATTTCTACACTTTTCAACGAAGGAAATCATTTCAGATTCAGTTCCATTCATTGTAATCTGAATTGCTTCCTTTAGAAGTTTACGAATACATTCGGGAGTTGAACTACGAGTAGTTTCGATACCCATGATTTTAAGTTTTGGTTCTGAATATCTGACCCCTTCAGAATCCCAAACATTTAACATGTATCTTTTCTTTGCGGTCCAAATACCTTTGTTTGCAATTACTTCTCGTTCCATGTGCATTTTATTTTCATATGCATTCATGGTTGTTGCGAGTTGTTTAAACTTCTTATCAATAAATGGAAGAATGATATCCTTTGAAGTATTGTCCAAAGCATCTACAATCTTTTTAGTATTTTCATTCTTATCTTTATAGATTTTATCTACAAGTTTTTCTAGACGTAGATAAATCGAATCTGTATCAGAAGCAATTACATAATCATAATCTTCAGTTCCAATAATCTTATTCAAATATGAATTGATTTCTTGACCAATCCATTGAATTGATAATTGACCTGA